AACTTAACGATTTGAGTACCCTCATTCTATGGTCAATGCTTCATTATATAACGAACGAACCAGATTGTCAAGTTTCTTTTTAGGCACTTGATCTGGCAAGGTGTTGATATACTTAGACAGGATGGTCAAAGTATCTTCCGCTTCATTTACTATGTCATCATCTTCTTCAAGATTCAAATTCATATGGTCATCAACAATCTGTATATGATTAGGATTAGCTTTATACAGCTTGTCAATAAACATATCAAACCAATATGGATTATTACAGTTCTGCCGTACTACTTTTATGTATGTATCGGTGAAACCATCGAAGTCTACATCAAGAACTTCTTCCATAGTTTTATCAGTTTCATTGTAAAATATTTTATGGAACATCGAGTACGGATTACGGATAAACTCAAGTTCCCGTGTTTCTGTATCATAGATGTGGAACCCTTTCGGATCGCCATAGTCAGCCCACGTCAGTTCGTATGGGCAGCCAAGATATTCAATATTGCTAGTTGTAGATTTATGATGGAAGTGACCTGAACAAACAAGGTCAAACTTCGAGAAATCGCTAATCTTCATACCGTGCTCATTCACGTTACCACGATCCATTAAACATCCAGCAACTTCTAGGTGACCAAAAAGAACCTGAGCAGGCGTATCTTCCATCGCCTTAATAGCTTGAGCATAATTTTCATTATTAATCCAAGGCATGATCATGATATCATGACCGTCAATATTCAAATCAGTCGGTTCAGAATAATAATTAACATAATACGAGCTGTCTTCAAACAACTCATTCATAGAGTTAACATCGTTGGTATTTTTGTAAGGAACATCATGGTTACCAACTATCACGTGAAGATCAATATCCAAACTCTTACAAGGCTCAAAGAACATTTCTTTCATTCGACGCAAGGTGACATAGTTGATATATTTCCTGCGGTCTACAATATCCCCCAGATGTATAATCTTGTTTATCCCACGCTTTTCAATTTCAGGGAAAAAGTGCTTGCTGTAGAACTTCTCAAAATAATCCAAGAACTTCATACTATCATTACGAACACCAAAGTGTGTATCAGTTACCAGAGCAATCTTTGCCATTATTTAACCTCGCATACACGATTTCTTAAATCGCTAGAACTAAATCTATGATCACGTTTGTTAAAGTATAATTCTATATCACGCTTACGGCATATATCCTTACCAGTAAATTCTTTATCGCGATATTCCTCACCCAAAATACGAACATCAATATGATATAATGACAGTATATCCATCAGGTCGCATTCAGTTTGATATGGTATAATCTCATCAACATAACCAACCGCTTTGAGTTGAGTATATCTTTCGACTACAGTTTGGATTGGCGCATTCTTTTCCTTGCGATCAACGCTAGGATCAAGTTGTAATGCGCAAATTAAGTAATCACATTGCTCTTTAGCGTCTCTCAACATCTGAACATGACCTGCGTGAAGCAGGTCAAAGGTTGAGCAGGTAAACCCGACTCTCATAATCTACTCCTCAATGGTTCTACGCTTTTTAACCTTACGTCTCTTGTTTTCTTCAAAGTCCTGAACAAACCCTTTCATATATTCTTCAGTCCACTCACTATACTTTACATCATCATTAAAGTTCTTACCATTATCATGGTCTTGAGTGTCAGCAGTATCGCCAAGAACATTAGTATGTTCCGAATACTTCATCTTAACATATAGATGCTTCTTTTCTTTCTGTATCCTACGCAGAAATGCGTAGTAAATAATTTGAGTAAAATAAGCAAAAGGATTCTTAGATTTTTCTGGGTTGAAGTTATCAATATATTGTAAACTGTTTTCTATGCCATCACAGATCATCTCGTCACGGAATGTGTAGTTGATGAAGTTTGGCTTGTAGGATAAGTGTGTTGCGATCTTCATAATACATTCAGCAATGTAATCTGGTACCATAGGTCTTTTATCACCAGAGCCTTCGGCTTCAGAAACAGACTTTTTAAACTCAACCATCGCCTCAAAAAACTTCTTATTATCAACATAATAAGGTCTTTTGCGTCTTTCTTCTCTACTTACTCTTGCCATATATCCACCTTAGTGTATCACAGTATTGGCACTGTAGTGATATTGTGCCTCCAATTTTTCAATTATTTCTTCCAACCGCTTGTCTTCAGTTTTTTCTTCTGAACCATCTAATAAAAATGTCTCTGATGACGTCATATTATCATGTATGGTATCTATACAGTTATTATAATATATTACCATGTCCTCGTCAACCCCTTTTTGTGTAATAACGTGTTCATGACGTATATCATAATAATTATCAAAATCATCAAATGGCATCCACACATGAGACATTAAGACTGGGGCATGGCGCATTTTAATCATAACCGCTATTGGGTTGTTTATTTCAATATTATAATCATTTTGACTGACTATTTCAGCAAGTATCGTCTCACCGCTGGTAAGTTTGATCATACTAATTTTCATCGTTGACCTTATCAGCTATTTGTTTGAGTAGTTCCATTAACTCTTCAATAGTTTGGATATCTGAATGATTATCCGTATCCAACTTAACTTGTAAGTTTATTTCCATCTTCAATTCCTATATTGTATATCTTATACTCAAAATTTTCTTCATTATACATTTTGACTCGAACGGCAAAATGTTTTAGCGTATGATTCTTCCATGACTTCCAACAAAGGTCATCTGATATATCATACAAGGTAGCAGTTTCCTTATTGTCACCTTTCCGTAGACCCCGACCTATAGATTGGAGATTACGGATTCTAGACTTACTAGGGCTGGCAAAGATAACATTATGTAAGTTTCTAATGTTAATCCCAGTTGAAAAAGTGCCATAAGATGCGATGATAATTGCGTCATTTTCTTTCTCCGTTATTGCTCTAACTTCTTCCCTTGTATCGGCATCGACGCCACCGTATACAAAGAATACCTTTCTTCCCTTTTCAGCCTCTTTCATTATCTGTTCGTACAGAGGCTCACCGTGCTTTTTAACATATTGGAATAATACTAGTGTATTACCTTTTCGTGTTAAAGTCAAGTTCTTTATAAAAGCGTTCCGCTTTTCGTGCGAGACTAGGAAATCCATTTCAGCCTGATACGTTGACTTAGAATTCAACTTCTTCGTCTCATCACAATACTTGAGAACCAAACACTTAATCCTAAACTCAGCAAGTGTCTTGTTATCTATCAGCTCTTTAGTAGTAATAACCCTCATCACTGGACCAAACAAACCCTCTAAGACTAGCTTGTTTGTAACAGACTCATCAAGCGTACCTGTAAACCCAAACCGATACTTGCAATCAGTCATCTTCTCCATAATCTTAGTAAGTGAGTTGGCTTTAAATAGATGAGCCTCGTCGCCAATGATGATATCGAACTGATCAAAATACTTTTTAGGCTGTTTATAGATCGATTGCCAAGTACTGATAATTATTTTCGCTTTATCGTTATTTTTTTCTTGACCTGCAGTAACAAGGTAGGTATAATAGAACTGTAGTGATTCTGAATAGTCTATGAAGTCTGAGTTTAATTGGCTCACCAAAGAAGTAGTCGGTACGATAATGAGCGCCTTCTTACATTCCTTCCTTAGATAGTACCGCAAAAGGCAGTAGATAATAAACGACTTACCCGAAGCGGTAGGTGACAGGATCAACGCTCTGTGATTGCGAACAGCGTGAGCAACCGCTCGAAGTTGATAGTCACGTGGTTTAAACTTACCATCACTCAGAAACTTATTTAGTCCGTTTAATGGAATGTCTATTGTCTGTTCTAAGTCGTCATGAACAACTACCTTGTAGTCACGTTCCTCAGCAAACTTTTTAATCTTTTGTATCAGACCAACGTAGATCTGCATCGTATTGACGTTGAATAAACGTATCTTACCATCCCACATTTTATTTCGGACGGATGGCATAAACGATGCTCCTGGGACTTCAAACTCAAAATAGCCTGATAGTTCCATTGCTATCCCACGGTCGCATTCTACCTTGAGATAAACTTCATCTTTTTTGTGGATATGGATTTCTTCCATCTTTATCCTGTAGTAAACTTAGCCCAATCAACTGCTGACTTAATTTGGAAACCACGATTATTGATATTCTTAATAACCGCCTCGAGATACGATATCTTTTCTTCCTGCATCCCAAGCCTCAAATTAGTCTCAATCATCAAATCATCTGCCTCTATATAGGCTTCGACTTCATTCTTTAATAATTTCTTATAGAACTGATCGCGACCAAGCTCTTTCAACTCATCATCATCAAGTTCGCCGAGATAATATTCCATTAAAGTTTTGCGAACCTTTTTAGATTCTGCTCTGAGTTTGAACAAGGCAACACGCTCGCCCATAAAGATTTTGATGTATTTATTGTGGACTACAGGGATCTTAGTGCTTTCTCGACCAAGTTCTGTTTCATCAATTTTACAGTCTTTGTCCCACTCTTTGACTATACTTTCAATATTCAATTCAAATCTCCAATAATCTAATAATTACAATGTCTTTATATCATACTTCCTATATGCAAATGACACAGTTGCTTTTAGATATTCGATGTCAGTATTTTCAATATCAAACTCTAATGACGAAAGGCTTGCTGGATATAAATCTAAAAAGGATATCTCAATATTTGGCGTCATATTACCAGTCATGACCATAAGAGAACCGTCAGAATATACATCACCAGTTGAAACTTGAGTTCTTCCGACAGCACCACGCTGCTGGAAGTTGTCAGGATAGCCTAGAGCAACTAGCCAGTTATAAATTTCCTGAAAGTTTTTCATATCTTCATCAACACGAAACGTCAAATCTAAACGACCAAACGTCAATTTATCTCCAGGGACAGGTAACTTGATGAATGGGTTATCCACCGAAGATGTTTCTCCCAATGTTATATCAGGTATAATTGCTGCTGTACAGAAATAGTTTACATGCGGTAAACGCTTACAAGCAAACCTAAACCCAATCGGGGATAGAAAACTTTTGTTACTAGGTTGTGTCGCCATATTAAATTCCTATTAGTTTCTCATATATTTATAAGCAAAAAAAAAGAGGCTCACTAGGAGCCTCTCTAAAACGTCTGTTAAAACAGATCTTGTTTTTATGCTTACATAAGGTTCGATACTTTAACTGTACGATAGTAAGTGTTCTTATGAGTAGCACCAGTAGCAACCGCACCAGCGCCAGCAGAAGTAGCGAATGGGTTAGCAACCATACCGTAGCGAGTCTTAAAGCCGATTTTTGGCTGGAAAGTATTCTCACCAACAGCACGTACCATTTGTAGAGGTACATATGGGCAGTAGAACAAGCCAGCATCAAAAGCAGAAGTACCTTTGTAGCCAAGAGTGTAGTAGTTGCCAGTAGTGTAAGGATCGATGTACACTTTAATGCGACCGTTCAATACACCAGCAAAAGTGTTACCAGTGTCATCTACCTGAAGGTTATTGCTAAGAGCAGGAGTGTAATCAAGAACACCAGCCATCTGAAGAGCAGAAGCAACATCAGCCGAAACGATCAGCATGTTACCTTTGCCGCGACGAGTCTGCTGACCAATCGCATTGGCG